CAGCCCCCTTCGTCCCTACCGTAGTCGCTTAACTCTCGATTGATGATTCCGTCCGCGTCCCATTCCTTTTGTTCTTCGGCCTCGAACTCACCGCTCTTGATGTCTTTCCGTAGGTTCTCCATTACCAATTCGAACTCTTTCAAGATCGCCTGGTGGGCCTTACGGATCGTTTCTTGGTTTAAGTCCCAGAATTCTATAGATCCGGGATCGTTGATATATTCTCTCATATATCTCCTTTTTATAAGGTCTATTAATATACGATCGATACGATAATCGTAATCGAAAGGTAAAAAGTGACCTATTTCGCTCTTTACTCTACTATTATACTACGGAAAGGCGATTAGGTCTACCGGATATCGCGGTAAAAGAGCCGAAAAAACGGTCTGAATCGTGGAATAAGGCTCTTTCGAACCGAATCGGCGTGGTAAAATGGTTTTGAAATCTTTTTTTCCAAGGCGGGCCGTTCCTAGTGGTATGCTAGGACCTAATCAACCCTAGATCGTTAAAATTACCACCTCTGTGTGCTATTAAACCGGCCTTAATCCCACCTTAATCCACCGTCTTTGACTGCTTCTTGACAGGCTCTTTCGGGTCGCCATTATAGAGTTCCGCTAGTGCTTCGTGATGGACCGGCATATCTTTATTGAACTCCACTTCAGTCACATCTTCTTGTGTGTTGTCGTAATCGTAGTCATACTCGGTGTCCCTATACTCCTGGTGCTTGTAGATCATACCTTCTGGTATCTGTGTGTTGGGATCTAGGAATTTTGCCCGTTTGTATCGGTCCCATTTCAGTTGTGCTTCCCGAAGGCTATCGGCTCGTATGAAGTAATCGCTCTCCCTCACATATACCTTGTGTGTGCCCACTTTGTAGAGTTTCATCATCCCCATAGCGGCCGCTGTCTTCATCCGATGTGTCATTTCGCTTCCTTTTCTTCGGGTGCTCCGAATAGATTTTCTTTTATGGTCTTGGATTCTACTAGGGTTACTCCCCAGCCGTGTTCGGGATGGAATGTGGGTTCCCAACGGTCTCGGATTAGTGCCACCGACTCTTCACCGGCGTCATATAAGCCCGTAATTAGGCCTTCACAGGTGTTCCGGAAACACAGTTCCGCCCCGTTTATGCTACCCCATCGGCCTGGCATCGCGTAACTTCGGACCAGCCCATCCTTGTTGTAGAAGTGCTTCACATAGTATTCGGTGTAGCCCTCGGGTTTAGGTTGATATCTAGTTTGTGTCATTTCGCTTCCTTTCTGGCCTATGCCGCTTTGCGTTGATTGAAATACCACTTGTTGAATTTTTCACCTGTCCAAGTAAGGATTTCTTCCCTATCTAGATCATATTGCTCGATGAACCTATCCACTGCTAGTTGCGTATCGCATATACACGGATGGGCCTGGAGCCGATAATGCGAATGGATGTGTGAGTTGTCCGGACGGGTTAGGAACGCACGGACCCAGTGTTTTTTGTATGGTGTGACACCAAGTTGATCTGGTTGTTTGTATGAGCGAGTGTCATCTAATACCACCATCGTCATTGACTCTGGTTTCGAATATTCTAATACCGTTTTGTAGAAATCTAACCAATTGGCGGCACCGGTAAGTGTCTTAGCAACGGTCTTTTCAGTGACCTCACCCGATCGATTCCAGAAAGTGATCGCCCTCATACCTTTTCGTGGACCACGACTGATAACCCTATCCGTCATTACCAAATTAGGCATCTTGTCTGCGAAGGCTTCGAAGATCGCCTGGCTATCCGTTGGATAATTTTTCTTTATGTGTTTTACTAGGCTTCTAGTATCCTTCCTAGCGGCCTTTAGCAGTTCTCCCATCTGCTCCGCTGTGAAGTAAGTGTGTATATAGAGTTTTTTCATCTGTTTTTTCCTTTGTTCATAGTCTTAGTATAACACAGGATCTTGTGCTGTCTACCTGCTAGAAGTCGCTGGAAATGGGGGTTTTTAGGCTTTTCTGTGCTGGGGGCTGATGATTTTAGGCACCGTGTGACGCCATCTCACCTGATGATGTATCCTAGGATAGCGACTCATCATAACCGCCACCCGCACGCTACTGGGCTGGTAGATAACCGAGTATATGCTTTTGACATAGGTTCCGGAATCTAGGTAGATCTCGGTCATACCACCGGAATTTTTTTGTGTCTGTCGCTGTTGTAGTGCCAGTCGCATACAGGTAAGGAATAGGTCGCCCCGGGCACCCCAGAAGGTGTAGGCGTTGACATCCTCGTTGACACGACCTATGAACTGGAACGGCCTGTCAGTAAGGCAAACGAAACTATTCATCGCCTTCCGCTTGGGCTTCTTCCAGATGTCTCCGTGGACACCACCTATGTAGTCTCCGCCCTGTGCCATACAGAGTGTCTTGAATCGGGTCTGTTCTAGGAATCGCACCATCGCGGCGAACACCGAGTCTAGGTTCCATATCTCACACACCGACCGGCCCGGTATGCCCTCGATGTATTCGTCCCGGTGATTGACCTTGTATCTGAATTCGGTGTAGTCGTCATCAAGCACCACGAAACTGCTGTAGCCCAGTCGTTCCGCGATACGCCAGCACATATTACGGGCGTATATCACACCGCCCTGTATCTCCGAGTCGTGGAAACGGGCACCCCGCTTGCCTGTAAAGTTGTCGCCGGTGTCGGTTATGTCCTTGGCCTCCTCCATACTGAACACATACACCTCGCCCGGGAATTTGTCCTCGTATCGATCACGCTGTGGATCGGTGTCGTCTATGATGATGCGTATGTCGCCCGTGTATCCGTCCTTGCGCAGTGTCCGTGTTGTGAACACAGCGTCGGCACGGCCGTGGCTAAGGATGAACGCACAGAACTTACTCATCCGGATGGTCTTTCTGGAATATCTCCCGTAGCGTGTCCGTGAGTTGGACATAGCCGTTTTCTATCGCGGTATCGAAGTCGGGGATCACTAAGGCACTGGCCTCCATCAGTCGCTGTGTCTCTGCGTCCGCGTGGCAGTAGTATTCCGCTATCTGTTCGTAGTCGAACCTGCGATGACGCTGTGCGGCCTGTCTTAGGAACTGCTTGACATCCTCGGCACAGGCACTGGCTTCTATCGCTGTCAGTAAACGGTCGTGCTGTTGGTTGTCCACCAGTTGTGTGATCGCGGGCCTATTGCCCTTGGGGGTGTAGATGGGTGTGTCCACTTTCGTGGTGTAGTCACGACCGGTGTTGTCCAGTTCACGCAACTGATCTATCTCTTTTGCGTCGAATCCGGTAAGGTCCGTGTTGCCGGTCTTGGCCAGCACATCATCCAACTCCTGGATCAACATCTCGTTGTCCCAGTCCGCCAGTTCATTCAATCTGTTGTCCGCTATCCGGTATTTCGCCACTAGTGCGGGATCCACTCCGGTCATCTTGGTGACTGGCACCCGTTCCATACCCAACCGCTTGGCGGCTTTGAATCTAGTGTGTCCCACCACTATGACATCATCGTCATCCACCACTATGGGTTGCCTGAAGCCGAACTTCTGTATGCTCTCGGCCACCTGTGCCACGGCCCCGTCGTTCTTCCTCGGGTTCCGGGCGTAGGGTTTTATCTCTGTGATTGGTCTCTGCGTTACTTCCATATGTGTATCTCCTAGTCGTATTTATAACCCCGTAGCGCATACCACACGATTTCGCGGCTCAACCACCGCGGACATCTGGGATCGGCCACTAGTAGTAGTAGGAAGTCCTGGGAGTAAGGCCACTGATCGGCGTCGATGTAGTCCCAGTCCGCATCGCGTCGTCGTTCACGCGGCCTATTCTCGGCCACACCGTTGATGTTTCTTCTACGCAGTTCGGCCCGGCAGTAATCCTGTATCTCGTGTAGTTCCCGGAAAAGGTTGATGTTGGTGAAGATGTGATCTATTATAGGCATTTGTTATATCGGGATCGTGGCTGACTCAAGGGATATGCCTAGCCAATGTCAGAAAAAACTGAGCACTTAAGTCAACACCACGGTCCCAGTGGAGTGAGTTGTATGGCTCATAGGACCCAGGATGGATCCGATTTAGTCGAATAGTTTCGCAAGAAGTATCGACCAACTCACTCCGTCAGTATTTACATACGATCATCTAGAACCGGGGTAGAAAAGGTCTTTGACAAGACCTAGGAACTCACTCGCGTTCGTTCCTGTGTTTCCTGATAGTAAGGTAGGACTCTTTATGTAGATTGAGCCCATAGTTCGGCTATTGCTAGCCGAACTGAAACTTTATGTGAGTTTCACCCATCTGTAAGTCGCTGTCTGGCCAGGCGGTAGGGCTATACCTGTTTGCTCGTTCTATCCTACGCGATCTATCCTAATCCTCTTACAGTAATCTTAGGATAGACTAGTGTTGTATCTTTTTCACAGAGCACTATCTTTTAGTTTTCTTTAAAGTCTCCTAACGGGATTCACCTGTCGCCTGTTAAGCCGCATTTCCCTGGACTATTGTGAGCCTAAGTTTTGAAGTTTTTATATGAGCCTATAATACTATATATCCTGAAAGGCAAATAGTCTATAGAAAATGTAAATATTTGCGGTGTTTTGCTTTCCTATTGGTCTTACTCCAGTAATCTCCAGCAAAGCACCACCCTACCGTAAATATTAGGATGTTGATATGGTTTAATAGTCCTAGCATACAGAAGATACTAGATAGCACACCCGCACACACGCTAGAAATAGGTTGTAATCATCTATATAGATTGCGTAGGTTAAGCCATTGTGTAGCATACGATCCTAGGACCCGCGACCAAATTATCCAAGATCTCCAAGAACACCAAAACGGTCATTTACCCCAATTCTTTTGTAGGAATGGCTCCGGCAAAGATTTTTTTAAAGATGTCATAACACCTAACAGGCTCGCACCCGAAGACAGCGGAACACTGGCGATAGCACTTGCGATTTTCTATTTAAAACAGAAGGATATAGGTATAGTAGGCTGTGATTGGCACACCGATGAAACTCGGAGCCTGTTCGATGCTAGATACACGCATAAAAAGATCTATCCTAAAGTGACTAACAGCAAACTACAACTGCTTAGGACATATCAGCGCGAACTAGGTGTTAGGTTTTGTTTCTATGGTGAGCGACCGATCTCGAAGGAATTCGCACACGCAAAGGTCGAAGATCTATCATACAGTAGTTCTTAAGCACACCGCGGTTTAATACGAATTCACATAGATGTCGATCGTGACAGGGTGATTTCAATTTCACACAATGGTATGAACCATATTTCACAAGTTTTATATCGAAAAGCGATTGTTTCATTCGCCTAACTGACCGTGTGTGGACTGGCGTTGGCGTAATCGCTTCTTCTGTTAAGTTCGTTCCTAGCCGCAACTCTGACATTGTATTGTTCGCCTGAAGCGACCGGATCTATGAAAAATTCTGTATCGTTGGTTATACCCGCTGTGATGTAATCTGTGTCTGACACTAACTTGTATTGGACGATGTATTCCTTTATGAAAGGATCTGTTGTCGCAGTCCAGGTCACATCTAATCGTGCCTCCGCCACATAACCGGAACTGGTTGTTGTCGAACTCGTAACGCTCACATTGGTAGGTGCCGGAACTAATAGCGGATCCGGTAGGTTTAATGTTGGCCTCGTTATGTCGGCCGATTTAGCATTGATCGTGTATACCGTAGGTTGATGTTCGAAACCTGTGACCTGTATGTCACCTTCCGCGTTAAGCCGAATGTCCGTTATCCTGAACACACCGTCTAGGCCTATAGTGTTAGAAACTACCCTACAAAGATCGCCCACACTTATGTTACTGCTGGCAATAGTAGTAGCAAATTGTATCTGTTTAGCATTCCTAGACCTCTTAACGAATACCTCGGCATACTGGAGTGCCTGTTCCCTGTTCGCCACGGTAGGTAGACTCAAGGTAGTCTCGAATCTCTGATTGTTGTCCTCTGAAAGGAAAAAAGTATCATCCGCACTGCCGTCATCCGGATAGATCACTTCGTTAGGTTGGTAGTCAGCATCCGGGTCTACATATGTGATCCTACATCTATTGAATTTTGTTTCTTTGTTGTCACCAACCAATCTTAGTCCGCCTACTATGTTGTCGTCGTTGGCCGTAAACTCCACAGGTGGATCACTAGGTATGTTCGCTATGTCGGTATCATCCCCGGCGTTTTCTATCTTCAATCTAAACTTACCTTGTGTGTAAGGCATAATGCCCCTGAAACCCACTAGCAGTATCTTACAGTTGTTCATAATGCTAGCCGAAGTCTCTACCACGGCATCACAAGTGAACGCCTTACCGGTAGTTGTTGCGGTGTAGTCAACGGTTTGATCACACAGCACCGCGGCACGCCTGAAACTTATCCAGTCGAATGCTTCGTTGTCTAGTCCCTTGCCATATCTTGGATTACGCATATAGTCCAGCAACACATTTGCCGGGTTGTTGTTGAACGAAACCGTCTCACTGCCATAGGCCACGGTATGGTCCTCATATTCCGGTGTCTTGACTTCTAGGGTCATCTCTGCCGTGCCGGATATGGTGCCAGAGGCACTACTCACCGTAAGGAATGGCTGGAACTGCCAGGTGCTCGATGTGACTAGATCTGTAATAGTCTTCTCGAAGGTTGCCGTGATAGTTCCATCGCTCTGTTTCAATATCTTGTTGCCTGTTTCACCTATAGGCACATCTCCTGGGCGGTAATTCACACCGTCCTTGAATAGTAGGAAACCTAAATTATATGATCCGTAATTGTTAGTGTTGCTAGATAGCACCGCCCTAAGGGTGACCTTGACTTCTGCGTCGTTCCTAGCGGGAACGAAGTCTATGTCGTTGTTATTATCGCCACCGAATCTATAACCATTGGCGACCGATATTGGAATATTCTTGTAAGCATAGGTGTCATCGGCCGTTATCGTGAATCCTTCATCATCGGTATCATCGAAACTACCGTAATCCGTCCTGCTGTAGCCCGACACTAGATCGAATATCTTCCTACCTTTCAGTGTTACCTTGACATTAGGTATACCCCCACCATAGGGGTTGTTGTCTGAATCCGCCTGTGACTCGATCTTCTTCCATCTAAACCTCGCGGCTAGGTAGCAAAGACCCCTTAATCTATGATCACTAGTCCATCCCGGTGCCTCCTGTAGCAACGAACTCGACACTTGGTCATCCCTGCCATCGAAGAACTGGACTTTTAATCTATTGTCATCTGAGTAAGGCGATTCGCTCACCGTGGCCTCTACCCCGTGTGCGAAACTGCTTGGTGTGACTACGATATCATCTATAAGCAGTTGTGTGTAACTATCGCACTGCCCCTCTGACAGCACATAGGCCACATAAAGGTATTCATTACCGGAACCGTTAGTCGAAACGAAAACCCTAGAACCGCCAACCATCCTTGTGCCATAAACGATAGGCACATTGCTTATACCCGAATCCTTGTTTAATAGGACACCCTGTATCTGTTCATCTTGTTGTGCGGAAACCTCCGGCACCGTCATATCTATACCGAAAGGTGATGTGAAGATCTTTACGACCCCTTCGACTAGGCTACCTACGAACTTGAATACCTTGCCAATTATTCCGCCGCCGCCTCCGCCGCCGCCTTTACATTCTGTGATAGGACCTTCATACTCGTAGGAATCTTCCTCGATTATGTTCATATCCTTATCGTAGACTATCTTCTTGTATATCTTCATCTTACTAATAATTTCTTGTAGTGTTCGTTATATTTCACATAGCCCATCCTATCTAGGAACTTGGCGATACGCTCACCCTCATCATTGAAGGCGAAGTTAAAATGTATTTCTAGGGCACGGTTCTCCTTTGCCCACTGCTCCGCTACCTTGAATAGTCTAGCCGCTAACATCCCTTTCCTATAGGCCGGCTTTATGTAGTAGAAGTGATCCATAGCGAAGGTGTCGTAGTTGTATTCGAACTGCTCTAGGCTTACACCTACTAGTCCGACTAGTTCGCCATTATCATCTATCACGAAAGCCCGTCTTGTTGGATGTCCTACCGCATTCTCGAATTGTATCCTTATCTTCTCCCTATCGTAATTTAGGTAGTTGAATCTCGAAGCCGCGAACTGCTCGTATCCTAGTTCTACTAGTTGCGGCACATCCTCTTTTGTTATTGGTCTAATAAGCATTTTCTTTTTCGTAAACTTTCCTTACAATCTTGTAGTTCCTTTTCAACAGGATGTCCTCCGGTATTAACGGATTGTCATCTGCTATCATTATACTCTCGTATCCTATCTCTATCATTTTCTTCTCGAGCATAGTGATACAGGTTTCTATGTTCTCCCAGGTCCTGAATTCTTTTTTAAGGTATAGGAATTCTAGGTTCAATTTTTTAAGTGTGCTCCATAACATCTGTGTTTCGCTGATAACGATGAAACCTATCATATCCTTTTCGATATAGAGCCCATACATCTCGACCCCGGGTGTGACGAACATATTCTTGACCTTGAAATTGAAAAGTATAGGATCGAAATCCTTGTCCTTTAGTTCCATCTCTTCTATGCTCTCTTGTGCTAACAAGAGTCCCGCCCCTGCGTCTAGCGGTGTCAATTTCCTTACCTTAAGGTCTACGGTCTGCCCCATTTTATATCCTTTACTATTTGTGGTGAAAAATCCATCCCCTTGTCGCCGCTGAAGTATAAGTTCTGTGATGCGGGATTAGTCCTCCTACCGTTGGTTCTATTGAAGTCAGCGAAGAAACTTGCTACTGATAATGTCACATTCGCGGTATTGTTGTTCTCTGTTAGGCTCCATCCAGAAATCCTACCATCGAATATCGTGAACACATCATCACCGGTAAAACTGTAATCATCGTTTAGAACTGCCCTGTAAAGGACAACACGCTTATCGATGAAATCATTGTTAATCAATACCGCAACCATAGTTGGGTCTACCGCGGTGAAGTTAAGATCTAATGTTCCTACCCTAAGGTCCGAGTTCTCTACGATGTCCCTGTAGTTTAGGAATAGACCTTGTGCTATGTAGGTCTGTGTTCCGGATTCTGGTGCCGTTGGTGAATCATATGCTAGGCTGATATTGCTAGTCGTGAAGTATAATGGTGTGGTGAAATGGAATTCTATCAGGTCCGCTACAAAGACTTTCTTTGCGGCTAACTTGTCTTGGAGTGCCTGTGGTATATCTCTTGGCATTATATCTCCTCACGAACGCTTATTTCATATCTATAGTATCCGTCGTTCTGTAGTTCATAACTGACTTCATCGGACTGGAAGAATACCTTGAAAGGAACATTGTTGTAGATCACCGTGTCGGTCCCGCCCGTGATAGCGGTGGTCAACGGTGGATAGAAACTCATCTGTTTGACCGCGGAATCATTTGCGAGTGTAAGGTCTTCAGTCAACATATAGACCTTGTCGTGATTACTGAATTTTATAACATCGCCTTTCTTGAGTGTTCCTGATGGTGTGCCGTCGTCGGTGATTGCTACGCTAGTAGATCCTGCGGCCTGACTCATCGCCGGATCGGTTGAATTGACATTAGCGGTCGTTACCGTGCCCGTCATAGTGCCTATTGTGGAACTCACAACCGGTGGAACTAGTGTGAAACTCTCTACCTGTCCATCTTGCTGTATTATAAAAGAATAGAGTGCGTTGAAATCTTGCCTAGATAATGGCGGTGATTTCAACTTTATGCTGAAGTATTGACTGCCTGTCTTTATCCTCTGTGTATTACCTGAAACCGACTCAGTCAATCTTGACCTAGTGTTAGACTTTAGTTCTAGTGCTGTGAAACCTGCTGTTGGAAATGTGCCTGCCATTAGATTAATCTCGCCCTTCCTCGTTCTGTTAGACCCCTATTGATAATACTAATTATCAGGTCTTGTCTGCTCTGTAATAATTCGTCGAAACCTTGTGCGTCTACGGTAGAAATATTGAAATTCACCGTGGCACCTTGAGTGTTGCCGAAGGTGTCTTGGTTGTTGTCGATCCTTCCGCTAGTGTTAGGACGGAACAACTCGGGGCCATTTTCACCGACCAAGAATGTTTCACCCGGTGTTACCGGTCCTCCCCTTTCCCTACCGCTAAAGGATTGTGATCTGATCGCGTTTACCTGTGCTAGACCGAAAGCCAATTGTGCCCCAGCAAAGATGAAACTGAAAGGTGGCGGATAAGCCGATAGTGCGTTAGTCACACCCTTGTAGGTGTTGATAAGTGCTTCTGCTATCCTTACTTTCTTGTGTAGATCGAATGCCTTCTTGTTGAATGTGGCCGTCTGTTCTAGGATGCTGGATAGTCCTGTCTTCGCTATATCGATCTTTTGATCCTGTGTTAGTTTCTCGAAATCTATTTCTTTGAGTTTGCCTTGTCTTAGACCGCCTAGGAAATCATCGTATTGTTTCTTGTTGGCCTCTGCTTCCTTCTTGGCTAACTCTATCCTTTGTCTTGTGGCTTCTTCGGTTATCTTGGTCTTTAGATCTTCTAGTTCGTATTTGTTGATTTCTTCTTTATCATATAATTCTTTTAATCTTGCTAGACGCTCTTCTTCCGTCCTAGTGATCGCTTCTGCCTGTGTTTCACCTAATTGGTTGATCCTGTCAACGAAACTAGCCGCCGCACCTTTTAGGTTCTCGTAGTTTATTGCTGTGGCGTTTATCTGTTCGTTCTGATATTTCAAGGCATTGGCCTGTATCTGCGTGGCAGTGGTCATATCATCGTAGAGTGCTATACTACCGGTTAGGACTTGATTCTCTAGGTTCTTTAATCTTGTGGTTTCATCTATCTCTGACTGGAAGTCGTCGATGGTTGGTATGGTTTTGTCCATCGCTTCTTCGTTGCCGAATAATTTTGCTGTGAGTTTGTCGATCTCGTCACCGAATAGGGCTATACCCGCTATGGCACCGATAGTTCCTAACAATATTAAAGGATGTTTTCTCGCTACCGCCCCTGTGGCCCTTAGGACAGGTAACAGTTTTGTCAACGACATACCAAGACCCGCAAAGGCCAATCTCATATTGCCTACCGCTATCGCTACTTTAAGTGCTAGTAAGGCACCTATCGCTATCTTGACTAGGTCTATATTTTCCTTAAGGAAGATGACCGCTTTACCTGTCGCTATCGCGGCCTGCCCTAGTCCTTGTCCTAGTTCTCTGGCGAAGTTATCTATTGTTTCTTGGTTCTCCTCGAAGAACTCGTTTAGGTCACCTAATTGATCTTTTAATTCATCGAAAAATTCTCTACTGGCTACATCTTGGAACTTGAATAGTTTATCCTGTAGCATCGAAATAGTTCCTTCGAGTGTTTCAGCGAACTCATCTGTCGCTCCACCGAATTCACCGCCCCTACCGAATACTCTCTGGAATGCGGCCCTAGTTTCTTCTGCTGTAGCCGTAGCACCCTCTTTGAATCCTAATAAACTCCTAACACCTCTTTCCCTAAAGATGTCAGCCGCCGCGATACCACCACTCAATGCCCTCTGTATCTGCTCACCCGCTGTCTGGAAGTCAAGTCCTGATACCGCGGCAACATTACCGGTTATCTCTAATATGTTCTTTAATTCATCCGCGTCATTGGCAACTACCGCTAGGTTACCCGAAGCGGCAGATATCTGTTCTAGACTGAAGGGAACCCGGCCCGCGAATTCTGTTAAGGTCTCGAATGCCTTGGCACCTTCCTCCGCACTACCAAACAAGAACTTGAATCGTAGGCCTAAAGATTCTACCTGTGATCCAACCCTTACTAGGCTCCTTAACGCACTACCAACTCCGATGGCGGCGATTGCTCCAGCGGCAACTTTCGCGGCTGTTCCCAGGCTCAACGCACTCCTCTGAGTCTTACCTAGGGCGGCTTCTAGTCTGTCGATCCTCTGTGTATTCTTTACGACTACATCAAGATCTATTCTTTGTTGTGTTGCCACGGCTCTTCATCCTCCTCATTTGTCTGTTGGTGACATCTTGTTCTTTTTTAATCCACGCGGACCAAAGGTCCAACTCCAACACAGACAACTCCATAATCTCTGCGATAGGTCTTTTCAACCTATCCGCCAACATTATTATGAAGCCTAACTCCGTGTTGGCTTCTATTCCTTTACGACATCATCAATCGGTCTTCTAAGGCCTATGTTGTTGATCTGTCCCGCTACCTTTATGATAACGCTTGGATCGGCCTCGTTCATAAGATTGATTCTGTCTGCGTCGTGAAAGAGTTTCTTACCATCTTTGTCTAACGCCTTCACGATTAAAGATTCAACCAATGCCTCTACCGTCTTACCCTGTTGTTGTAATTCGATCACCTTGGCCTCATCTCTGAACGCATAAGTCTTCTTACAATAGATATCCATATCCCATTCTGGCACGGTGATCTTTTCTAGATCTCCCGCTATCGCCTTCTGGTAGTGATTCGATATCTTTTCTAGTGTCTTACTCATATTATCTTACTCTCCTTTTCCTATTTGCTCTTGTTGTTCTTATTGCCGGTTTCGTTATACCTCGACCTCGAGTCTGTTTACTGTAATTGTTCTCTAGCCTTTCGATATAAGGAACTCGGTTTGCTATCTTCACCTTGTTTGTCTTCTCTTGTTTGTTCCACCCCCGTCTTGCCCGACCTTCGGCTATGGGTGTCTTGGCACGCAAATTCCTTAGGAGTTCATCACTGAATCCTAATAGTTCTGCCTTCACATTGCCGCGAACCTCGCCTATGATCTTCCTAAGACTAGGGGTGAAACTAACGTTTATCATTATAACTCGATTCTTGCTAACGCTCCTGATCCCTGAAACTGGATAGATGCCTCGACCGCTCCGTCGAAGTTGCTAGTGATTGAGTGTCCAGTCACGATGACATTGCCTGATAATTTGATACCAGTCGTTTCACCTGACGGGAATAATTCAATCTTCGCTACCGAGTCTGGATTCTCGACATAACTTAAAAAGTTACTTTGTCCTTCGTCGTCGTCCCTTAGATAAACATCTAAAGATCCCGAAAACTGCGACAAACCTGCTAGATATGATCTATCAGTGTCACCCATAGTTGTGGTCTCAATTGTTTGAACTTCCCTATCTATAGTGAAAGATCTAACCGAAGCCACAGCCGCTACCGTAGAATCATCGCCTACGAATTTGATGACTCCGCTTTCACCTGTATATACACCAGTATTAACTGCCATTGTATTACTCCTTGTTGTTTAGATCTTCCGGACCTGAAAGATCATTTGTTGATTTAACCTCGACCTCACCTATCTCGAGTTTATACTCGGGAACGATTCTCTTTCTTGGTCTAAGTTTTTGTTGAACAGGTTCTAAGGTCCAACCTGTATCCAAGTGTGCCTGGACATTACATCCACGCACTCGCTTTGAATTCTTTTCTTTATACATCTTGATGCTCATTATAACACTCCTTTTTTGTAATGGTAGGTCACATCGACATTAACGACTACCTCGCCTAAAGGTAGTTCACGCTCGACCACTTCCACGCCTGCCACTTTAGTTGTGACATTGTGTATGTTGTCCGCGGATATGGTGATGTCTCTGTCCCTACTGAGTTCTAGGGTCTCTTCTATACGCTCAACTATCTCGTTCCTTAGTGTGTCTATCTGGTTGCCTCGCACATAACACCTTAGGTTGTATCTTATTATGCCCCTTCTGATGTCCGTTGCTAGATCTTCCCTAGTTTCATCCGCCGTTGTTATTAACACCGCGGGAAATTGTGTGATCGCTAGTTTCTGGACATCGAAGAAGACTCTGCTCACCGACCCCAAAGCAGGATCCGTCATATTCAATAATTGTTTCTCGATGTTGATTGCTATATTTTCTCTGGCCGACATTACCTTACCAATCTATTATGATGGAAGGATCTCTGTTCTGAATCTGTGATTGTGCCTGAACTATCCGCGTCGTATTCTACGCCTGCCCTCAATATAAGATCGAACTCTTCCTCGAATTTCTGCTTGTAATACTGCATTTTTTCTCTGAAAAGGTCCCCGTCCGGATCGAAGGTCGATAGCCTTGGATATATGTAGTATGCTAAAACGTGGTATACAGCCGCTCTCGTGAACTGCGATGCTGTCAACCTAGACGGACTCAACTTCTCACTGCTGGTTCCAACGATGGTGATGTCATATCTACCATAGTCTGCCTTGGGCCACCAACGGATATTTAGAAGACGGATGATGTCATCGTATGACTTCTCGTGAAGCGAATCGAATTCGGCAATTCCGTATTTCTGTATATCGGGTTCGTATTCTAGGATGTTTGTGTCGTTAGCAAATGTGCTCATAAAGGTCCTTCCTTATGTTATAGAACTAGGTCCTTCCTAACTCTAACAATATTTATTCGGATACAAAAAAGGCGAGCCTAAACAATCCATTTTAGACCCGCCTAATCTGTTTGACTACGAGGGGTTCTCCCTATTAGCCGATTACTTTAGAACCTTTAATTCTACAAGCGTAAGCCGCCTTCACAAGTGCCGTTTTAACAGCAGTTGATCCAACATACTCAGTGTGACGCATAGAAGCATCCCTCTGGCTCTCTATTCTTAAAGATCTTTTGATAACATGTGCAAAGGCCTGTGGTGAAAAAACGCAACCTTGTGCGTCAGTTGCCACAGAGTCAGCCGCGATACCAGTCGATTGGAAGATCTTCACATTGAATAATTTTCCAACGAAAGCAGATGAAGATAACAAAGTGTTACCTACATTTGAAATCGCATTTGCTGATGTTCCGTAGCCAGCACCTGCTAAAGCAGAGGCTAAACCATATGCTTGACCCGGGTGGATCACGCAGTGGTAGTCACCTTCACCATCGGTCGGTGCGTTGTTTTGCCTTAGTTTGTATACACCTTGTAAGATGATAGCCGGAGTGATAGTTGTAGCATTGTCACCAGCATCTAGGGCGATGTTCGCCTCTGTGAATAGTGAAAATGCGTTTGAGTCAACTTTTTCTCCAATAGCCGATCCGATCATCTGTCCCACATCAGAACCCATATTTCTTACAGTAGATTCTGCTAAAAGGTCAGATACATCGATCCTTGCTTGGACTTCTGCCGCAGTAACATCAACCTGAGTAACCGTGAAGTTAGTATCAGTAACTTCTGTAGTCTGGTTTTGTTCTTGTGCCGCAATTTCTGGATACACAGGGATCTGTGCTGTTAAGCCAGGTGTTCCTGTCATATCGTATGTTGTGAAAACCTTGTCCGCAATCGATTTCTCAGATTGTGTAAACACGGCCTCTTGTAACATATTCGTCAATAATTGACTGTCGTTTATGTTTGTGTTAGCCATCGCTAAACTCCTTTATTGTTGTGGAAAGTATTTACAGAACGTTAGGATAAATCTTCTTCCTCATCTCTGCGTAAACTTTCCGTTGTTCTGGATCTCTAAGATCCAACTTGTTCATATCAACATTAGGTTTAACGCCTTCGGGATTAGAATTCGAAGTTGCTCCGGATCCGGTAGCACCTGCCTGGACGAAGTGGGGATTGGCTTTTAGCCATTCGCCTACTGCGTGGTCGATATCCAACGGATCGCCGGTCTCGGCATATCTAGTATTTCCCGTCTTGGGATCTACCACTTCTACCTGTCCGGTCTCTGACATCTTGACTTGATCTCTCACAAGTTTTACAACCTGTTCAGGATTAACTGCCTTATATTTGCTCGCCGCATTTATAAGAGCACCATCAACCTTGATCTTGGTCAATTCATCAGTTAGAGTAGATATCTTAGAGTTGGCTTTCTCTGCCTGCTCTTTGAGTATCTTCTCGAATTCGCCCTTCCTCTTTTGCTCCTCGAGTTGCTTTTGCTCCTCTTGTTGTAATAGAGTGTTATAGCGCTCAACATCTACATTAGAAAATTTCTTTGCCACAGCCTGTTCGCCTTGTAGTCTGGCGGACTTCATCGCGGCATTGAATTGTTCTTTTGTGTAAACTGGTTGATTTTCAGTTTCCTGCGTTGGATTATTTTTTGAGTCTTCCGTTACGGGAGCAGTCGCCTGTTCTGTATTGACTTCCAATGTTTTTTCATCACTCATTGCTGTGTTCCTCCATTTGTTTGCGACGCTGGATAACGTCGAATAATGTTATTTATAGTAGATTAGTAGAACATACTATTATTAGGGTCAAGACCCCAAGCAGTATAATAATCTGTTCTTCGAAGTTGTTGTTGGGCATTTTTTAATTTACTAAGATCCTGTATGAACATCAACGGTGCTTTACCATAACTGAAACTCACGCCCTTGTGCTTGCCCGAGTTGTCGGGATGGTCATACATCACGGCATAGGAAGGGTTAGCCTTGTGTGCCTCTTCACACATCTTAGATAGTTTCCTATCGGTTATCTTGTAATTGAAATAAAGGATGACAATATCAAGAGCAAGAGTATTAAAAAGATCACAACACTGCCTAACCTGAGCCAACAGATCCACCTTCGCAGGGATGATCTGTATTTTACGATCCTTGAGTGTTCTTTTAGCATACGGACAGATTGTCGCTCCACTCGTTTTATGAGTTTTCGCAACAACCTGTCCGATCCAGTCCTCAATGTCTTTACTTCCTACGGCCACTCTTCTTCTTCTTGGACATAGGACTTCTTCTACCTGATGACTTGGGTTTTCTTCTTCCGCTTCCTGGCATCTTAGTCCTCCTTTTTCCGGTCCCTAAAATTGCCTTCCCACTAATCGTGTTGAAGTTTGCCATTTATAGGTTCCTTTCCTTGGTTCATTGATGGAGCATATAACTCCAGCAATTCTAGTCCGCGATGATGAGCAGTCTTCTTTATGTTGATGAGTGCTTTCCTTGCCTGTTCGGCGTAACGCCTGCTGGGCCTATCTATCAACTTCTCCATCGCCTTGAAGTATTCCATACACTGGACCTTCAGTTGTTCGTGTCTTGCCGATTCTACTGGTGTTCGGTATATTTTCGCTACACCCATTATTCTAATTCCCCTGGTTTCACAGGACTGAAGTGTATCGAGTGCCAAGGTGCGGTTAGTCCGTGTGCGTTCTTGTATATCTCTCCTGTCTGGACTGATTGTGCGGCCATAAATGTCCTGGTGCCATTGCCCGATCTCTTCTTCTGTATCACCTTACAGGGCTTCCACTCCTGCCCCTTGGCGTAGAATTTCGCGTGCGGGGTCTGCTGTCCTTTTCGTGTCTTTATACCTGCCACTACTATCTACCTCCATTATTGTTCAACTCTCTGTTTAATAAACTCAGCATAGTCTGGATCCATTTCAATTGATACGCTATCTATGCCGCGTTCTTGACATACCTTTGATACTGTGCCAGTTCCTGCGAAAGGATCAAGCACCTTACCTGTCCTGATGCCAGTGATATTTAAACAATGCCTTACCAATTCCCTTGGAAATATAGCAGGATGGCCTTTAGGTCCTTTGACAGCCGCACTGGCCTTACCCATATAACCTGTTGTCTCGTATGGAATGTGCCAGCAGTCTGTGGTTGGCCTGGTTCGTCTGCCAGTCCTCCTGTAGTTGTCTTCTGCCCATTCTTTCCTATAGGGAACACTACTCATCTCCCTGTCAATTGGTGTGTGGCCAGTGTGTGTGAAATGCCAAACCATCTCATAACCACGACACAAATACTTGTTGGTGTTCTGCGTGACTACACTCCTGCCCTTGATGCCTTCACCTGGCATCTCCACCGCCTTTGCCCATACGATTGGATTCTGTATTGTCATAGGAACCAGTTCTGCCAATCGGTAAGCGAACAAAGGATCTTTCCTGGTTGGTGATATGTTCAGGAAGAAATGTCCCTGTGGTTTTAGAACCCGCCTGATCTCAATGAACAGGTCACGCATTTTAGTGATGTAGTTTGTATCACGGTCGCGGTATTGATTGTATTGGACTCCAATGTTGTAGGGTGGTGATGTGATTACACAATCAATAGATTTGTCATCTATGTCTTGGATTGCTCTGAAGCAGTCATCTACTATTATCTCCACGCTCTTATACTCCAGTATGCCGGACTCAGTGATTTCTGTCCTTTAACTGCTCTTAGGATTGGTTTGAATCTTGCCATAAAACTTTTCTTCCTAGCCGGTATATTCTTCTTTATCGTCATACCGGGTTGTCCGAATCTCACTAGGTTGACCTTGCCGGTCTTCTGGTTACGCACATACACCGCACTCTTCTTGGGTCCGCCTGGTGTCCTGAAGGGCCGGTTAAGTGTTACTGTTCTGTTCCGATACTTCGCCATCTGTTTCCCCGTTAAAGAATGTTCTTATTTCTGGATGTAGTTCCATAATCTGTTCATCTGTGTAACCTTGTTCGACCATTTCACGCATATGTTTTATCATAGCGTCAGGTGAAGTCATTGGCGTGTGTGTTGTGGTGTCGACTGCTGGCTTGTTGTTCATCTGTTCTATGAACTCCTGCCTAGCGTCCTCGTCAGTCTCGATGATGTCAATAATCTTTTCATCGATCTTTTGTTTTATGGTAGGATCGGCAGGTTTAGTGTCCGCCGCTTTCTTAAGGATGTCCATCTCGTAACTCCTATCTCGGATGTTGAAGATGCTAGGATATTTTACATCACCATCCCAGGCCGTGTTCTGGAATAGACCAAAAAGCCTTAATATCTGTTCCTCGGCAAGTTGAAGATTTTTCGCCTTGTCGATAAGTTTCGTGTCAAGTTGTAGCATCTCGGTCTGTAACGCGATACCACTCATAGATCTCTGTTCTATCGCCCTAACCGAACCTAGGTGTCCCATCCTGTCGATGGCCTTTATCTTGTTCTCGATCGAGTTAAGGATCATATCGATTGATTGTCCCGAAGGCTGTAACAACGATGGTCTAAGGCCGGGATCTAGTTCATTAGGTATTGTGATGATAGCACCGGCACCTGCTCCCGCTTCTGTGTCTATCGTCTTTACGAGTGTGGGATGTCCAGATATCCTTATAGTTTGTTCTACTTCTGAAAGTTCATTATAGATGGCATTTTGCATATCTGCGATATCATTTATGTCACTGATTCCTATGCCCCTAGTGTGTGACCTTTGTGCGTATACGAACACACCTGGTATCTTGCCTAAAGGGTTAGGTAATTCTTCTATCAGTCTTAATTTTTCTTTCTCGTCGGGTTGGTATTCCTCGACATAGATTTTTTCTTTTGTGAAGGTCCTTAGGTAATTCTTAGTGTTTTGTTGATATGCCCTCTGTTCCTGTTCGAGCAGTCTAAGGAAACTTAATTCATACAATCCATTAGGTTGTCTTTCGAACTCCCAGTCTAGTATGTTTTCCGGAGTAAAGATACTCAGGTAAGGTCTTAGACCTTGTGCCAGTTCGTCCGCCCTTGTTCCTACCTGTGTGCTTGGTTTATCGACCAACACTAGGCAGTGTCCGTAGATGCTAGATTGTATGTTGACATCCCTCATAAACTGATTTAGATCCCTTCCTTCTAGGTCCGCGTCTTTAAGGAACGCTTCTATTTCTGGTGTTCCTTCTAGGTTACCTAGATTCCTCTCGGGATCGTTCCTGAATAAAAAGGAATTATAGATGTGTATTATGCTCTTACAATGGTTATCTAAAGGTGTCTGTGCTATCCTACCGATGTATTCCGATGAGTTCTCCATCACATACTTGGTAAGGTAGTTTCCCATCCTGTATTGGGCACCACCGCTGTATGAACGCTGTAGGAAATTCCACCGATTTATGTAGTTCACATACTCGTCGTGTAGGGGAATTCCATCGAAATTAGGTTGTCCGTAATCGTTGCCGGTGTTTGTTAGACTATAATCTGCCATTTGCTACTCCTGTCTGAAAATTGAATCTCTGCGGTTCTACCTCTGTCCTTGCCTTGGTTATCGGATAAAGAAAACTTATTAGATATCCTAAAGAGTCGTTTGCGTGATCCCATCCTTCGTCCTTTGTTGGCAGATTTGTGCCCTGCTTATAAGTGTGTCTTATTAAACTATTTATTAGGTTCTTTGCCTTAGGGTCTATTAACACCCCTCTGATACCCATCGCACTACACAACTTACTGTTCACACAATTTATCCTGTCACGGATGCTCATATGGCGGCTAGGCATCTTGACGATGAAGCCCGCATTCTGAAGTATCGAAGCATCAGTCCTTCTAGCGGAACTAGTCCTCCTCTGCCTCGCGGCCGGATCCGGATAGGCATAGATCTTCTTGCCTGGATACCTACGATGGATCTCTTCACACAACTCATCTGTGTTAGAACTCCATATCTGTATCTCATCGAACACATTTATGATATTGTCTTTGATGTAACTCACCGTTGCGAACATAGGATTCAAGTTAAAGTCAATTCCTATGTGTATAGCCGTCACATCCTCTGGTAGTGTGATGTTCCTTACATTGTGTTTTATATCGAATCCGTAGTAGATGATTCCAGAATAGGTCTCGAATGTTGCTTGGTATTCTTGACGAAATGTTTTAGCGTCTAGGTCCTTCTTGGCCTGCTCTATTTCATCTTCCGGCACGAAGCCGCCGTCTATGGTAGTGAATTGCCAACTAGCCCAATTGTCATCTGTTATCTTTTGTCCCTGTTGATATAAGTCGTGAAACCAATTTAGTCCCTTAGGTGTGCCTGTGAAAAAAACGTGTCCTCCGGTATCTGACAGCGTAGGTCTAAGAACTTCCTTCCAAGCGTGTTCGGAAATATCCGCCGTTTCATCGAGCACTAGGTAATCTAGTCCAACTCCACGAAGTGATTCTGGATTATCTGCTCCCCGCAATGCTATCCTACTACCGTTCTTAAGGTATAGGGTTAGTTCAGCCTCGTTCGCTTTCTTGACCCAATTCAATTCGTTTAGCATCTTCTTAATCTGTAACCATACAACCTGTTTCGCCTGCCTGTATGATGGTGCGACATACCAGCACAACTTATTAGGTTGCCTCGCGAAATAAGCCAATTGTCTTATTGCTAAAAATGTTTTCCCGAAACGACGCCCTGTCACAAGGACTTTGAATCTAGCGGGATGTTCCGCGACTTGCTTTTGCGGTAGTGATAACTTCATTAGGCATCTTCAGGCCAAGGTAAAGGTTCGTTGCTTTCGGTATCTTGTGGTGTGTCCGACTGCTCTAGGTAATTTTTTCCTAGGAAAATCAACATCCTCACATCCTTGTCTTTTACCGCTTTTTCGTATTGCGCTCTTCTTAGACCTTTTTTACCTTCTGCTCTGCCTTTTTCTATTACATCTTTGTATCTCTTTTTAAGATTGTCCACGCTGGTGTTCATCACCATCGCTATCTCTTCGTAACTACACATAATAAGAGCCAATCGCTCTATCATTTCTTTGTCTAGTTTGTAAGCCCTAGGTGATTTCGCCATTATAATTTCTTCTCCTGACAGATGATCCTGAAACTCCTAGCATCGGTATCGCCCTGTGAAGTGACGATCGTGATTTTTATCGTGTAGACATTCTGGATACTGCCGCCTGTCAACCTAACATTCACCACCGTGCCACCGCTGATGTTGACATCTGTGTTGGCATCTGTAGGTAGTTCTAGCGGACTGGCATCACCTGATACCGTGCTGATAGAAACCGTAGCGGAAGCCACGCTGTCCCCAGCATTAAGATAGTCTGTGAAGTCTAGACCGTATTGTATATTGCTGTCCGGATCTTTCGTGGCATAGATGCCATCGCGATCCGATCTAAATCCCGTCAAGTTCGCCATTACGCCTCTGCCCTCTCTTTAGGTGTGCTGAATCTGTTTGAAATAGGTGCCACTCTCAACTTAAATCTCCTTGTTTCTTGATCGACAATGTATAGTCTTGTCTCTGCCGCAACTTTATTTACTCTAATTTCTTGATCAACTAATGTTATGTTAGATTCTCTTGGTATAACCGCCGTCCTAGTCTCTGCCGGCACGGTAAAGATGTTGTAAGGATCCGCCTGGTAGAACAACTTCGCTGTGGTCAACTGCGAAGCCAATGCCGGAAGGACGAATTGGTATGGACCTAATCGCCTGCTAGGAACCGTGTCCGGTTGTGTGAATGCGGCTGTTAGATTTAACTGGTAAGGTCCCCTACGGTGTGTAGGAGTGATATCTATGGCGAAACTAGAACTTAAAATGTTATCTTGGTCACTTATTATCGCGGCCGTTAACACCGGTGTGAACGCACCTGTTATAGCGATAACACTAGGTTGATCGAATATGACAGTATCGACCAGTGTAGGAGTGAATGCGTCTGTGATGACACAATCCACATCTATGATACCGTTTGCTGTGAAAGATGTCGTCACCGTGGCTGTCAAGTCTGCCTCGGCAGGTTCGTTTAGGCCGGCTAATGCTGTTACCGATGTGCTCGCGGATATATTAGATGACGCAGTTGGTTTGAATGTTGATACGATATCCCTAGTGAATACAGCCGCGATATTATAGGCCCTAGCCCATACATCTTGGTCCCATTCGTCCCAGGTCTCCAGTGCGGTATCCCACACATTATCTAGCCAGGTCTCCCAACTATCCTTGTCATCCCATTTCTCTTCTGCCGCGATCGCGATAGCATTAATCGTGTTCCAGGTGTATTCACCACCTATGTCATAGATGGCATTACCCTGTATGCTGTCTGTAGCCTCGGCGGCAAGAATGGTATCGCCCTGTATCTTGAATGTTGGCGAAACCGTGAAACTGAAATCACTGCTGTAACTCTCTGGATCTAATCTTACTAGGTTATCGGTAGATGCCAGTAGTTCCGTTATAACCGAAAGCGATCTAGATGAATCCGCTATGTAAGTTGGTGTGAAACTTATCGTTGCCACAGCATCCACATCACCGACACCAAATTTTAAAAGAACCGAATCATCTGTGATAGTGGCCGTGCTGGTGATATCCGACTCAGCAAATTTCGTTACTGTGCCAATTGCTTCAATAGTGGCCGTGCTGGTGATTGGATCTATTGTGTCATTGCCAACCCCATCTATAAAAATATTATTGGCTTCCCATTTCCTATTGACATAAGGTCCATCCAATATTGGGACCGCTCTGATGACGGCCTGGTGGAGCCCGTTACTGTTTGAATTGCTGGTATCTAATTGTGTTGTGATAAAAGTGTCAGCGACTGGTAAGTCATTGACATTGGCAGTCTGCGTCGTAACGGCACTACCAGTCTGAGTAAAATTATTACTGCCCGAACTTACATCTGTTAAAAAAGGACCTGTTGAACTTGAACCTCCACCCAAGGCTGGGCCAAAAGTGAAATTGTTGGTATGGCTAACTCCAATACCTATACCAGCATTCTGAAGATCTACTTTTGCCCTGACACCATTGTATTCAACTATACAGCGATCCGCGGGAATGTTATAAACTGAATCAGCAGTTCTGAAATCAAGATTAAAACTGGCCTTTAAAGTTTTACTGCTTGGTGATGTATTAGATAAATCAACTAGAGCGTTGCTACCTGAAATTGACCAAGTTTTACCACTGCCTGATTGGGTTATTGAAGTGGGAGTCTGATCAGCCGCACCAAAATCATTCTGCTCACGCCTTATAACTGTATAGGTAGTCATCTAGATGACCCTCCAGTTATTACGCTAGACTTATAGATAGGTTGCCTGAACTGATAGTGAACTGGTCCCCGGAACTCACCGTCTTGTTGGTTGTGAGTGCTCCGAAGAATAATACATTATCCGCACCGGTCGTGTTACCGTCCATAAGTGCTAGGTGTGTTACCACATTGCCGCTTGATCCAGCGGTATCATAATCCGCGGTCGCTACCGGGAAAGAAACCGTTGCGTTCGAACTGATCGTTCCTGTTGTGGCCGCACCCGCGTTAGCGAATGTGATTGCTTGTCTGGCGTATGATCCGTTGTTTATCTCGTAGTATCCGAACTTGGCCGTTGTGTCCGTGCCTGAAGTGTTTGACTCTAGGGCCGCCGCAACACCTGAGCCTGAATCTGCGAATAGTGCCACATACACCGTTGCTGGTGGAGTGTAGCCTCTTCCTGAACCTACTGTTAAAGATCCATTGCCAAAATTTAAAACGTGATCTAGAAGTTTATCTTCTAAGTAGTCTGACGCTGATGACATAATTTTTTTCTCCTTGTTGTAATATTACCTAAGTATTTATTGGATCGTTGTGGATCACTCGTCTGTATCGTTGAAAGGATCCCTCTTCCTAAGTTCCGCCAGTTTCTTCTTGAACTCTTGGTTGCTTTTATACCAATCAATTGGTGATCTGATGATCTTGTATATTTTCTGTAAGATATGCTTCATTAACTTGCCGCTGATAATTTTGTTTTAAGAAGGTTAGCGTCATCAGTGTCTGTGGCCTCGATCTGCCTCCAAACACCATCTACCTGTTTCTCGAACTTGTAAGACATCCTCCATATTGGTGTGCCTGAATCTACTGAATGTTGTATCACGGTATCTATCACGGTTGATAGATCTGCGTTTTCAACATCATTGGTTATGTCATAATTCGCTCTATACATTAATTGGTGCCTCCTGATCCTGGTCCGTCTGTATCTGCGATGTAGTTGATTGATCCTGTGCCTGTCGTGAACACCGTTGGTCCATCCGCTGGTGATTCAGTTCCACCATTGATTAAATTGGTGCCATCGTGATACAAGAACAAGTCTGGCTGTGGTGCTCCACCACCCGTGCCATCTGTGCCTGGATCAACGAAACCATCCGTGTTGGCTGGGTCATAGAAATATCTCCTAACTGATTGCGATGTGAAATCTAAAGCCTGATCTGTGTAGATCCATATTGGACCTATGTCAGCGGCCCCACCAGCCTTACCAAAAGTTGTCGCGGTGGCACTGCCAGTCGATCCATTCCATCCCTGTGAAACAAGATGTCCAACGGTCATATTCTTTAACGCTCTGACATCGAAATTACTTCCAAAATTCTGATTTGAACTACTTGCCACGCCTGGGCCGTCATCACCGTGGAATATATGTGTGTTGCCAGGTGTAGTTGAGTTTACTGCGGTTGCGTTAAGGTCTAAAGTTGCCATAACGCACTGCCAAGTGCCATCTAAGTAATTACTACGGTAAGCAGTCATTGAAATGTCATTGGCACCTGGAGTTCCGTTGGTTCCATATTTTGTGTAAGTGTTGTTGCCCCCATCTAACATTCCTAATGTATAGCCAAAACCCGTGTCATACAACAAATAGGCCTGTTCAGGACTACTGAACCAATTAGGGTTTAATAGCCTCCATCCCAAACTACCATTCGTTAAATTGCTGGCTCCATTTACTCTGAACCACATCACCGTGGATATCTTCCTGTATTCGCCTGCTGTTGAATCACCACCGACTATGACACTACCACTTGTTGTCACTGTTTGATTGTTGGTGTTGGTGTCGAAATAATATGCGGCCTTGTTGGCTCCATCCACCGCGGCGCCATCATTGAATGCTCCTATGCCGCCACCCGCCGCGGGTGCCTCGTATCGTGATAAAAGTGATTTAGCAAATCCTAGTGGCATTATCTCCTCCTTGTTATGCCGCGAATGCTTTCGCTATTGATCCAATATAATCCGTGCCGTCATTGAATATTGTGACAACATCTATCGCACTGGCATCCGTGGTCAGTGTGGGTGTGCCTCCCGCGAACTTGACCGCTGTTGATCCGTCCGTGCCGAATGTGGCCGTCCTAGATCCTGTGGCGTCCTGTTTAATCTTGATAGTCACCGTCTGCCCTGTTCCTAGGTTGGCGATGTTGAATTCTGTGTTAGTTCCTAGTGTCACGGTATGAAATGGTGCCAGTCCACAATCAACCGTTATAGTAGAACTTGATGTCAGTGAGTTTATGCTCTCCCTGTATCTCTCTATAGTGCCCAGTCTCGATTCCGCAGTATCGCTCGCTGAATAAAAGGCGTAGTTGTTGGTGCCACCCGTGCCCGGTGTGTAGAATGCGTAGTGATTGGTTATGCTCGCGGAACCTGAACTCTGGTTGTCCGTGTAGGCACTCGCGTAGTAGCCATATGCGTTGGTAAAGGTCAATGCCCCCGTTCCGTTGTTCTCTATACCGTTATTAACCCTCACACCGTAAGCGTTATTGACCGTGATGTCCTGGTTGTTGCTCGTGTAGTCCTGTATGTAAGAAGCCGCGTCCAAGCCACGCAGTGTGGCCAGTGTTGAAGCACCCGCACCGCTGTTCTCGGCCTGTCCATAAGCCGCTATGGCCACCGGTCCCCTTGAAGCACTGGTGTTGGTGTAATCGAATCCGGCCAGGTCGATGTTTGAGTTCGCGTGTATGGCCCTTGCCCTGAAGTCTGAATCTGTTCCCGATCCGGTCAGCGTGGTGTTGTGTGCGATGATCGAGTTGTATGATCTATCCGCGACGCTGTTGGCATCCACGCTCTCCACCGTGGCTATGATGGTGTTGCCCCGATTAGGTGTGCCCGAAGTGTTTGAATAAAGTGTTGAGTCGAATATGTTGCTGTCATCACCCGCGATGTGAATCGCACCCGTGCCGTTGGCACTGATGAACAGGTTGTCGTTTGATCTTGTGGCAGTTATCTTGTTGTCTGCTAATGTTATCGCGTCGGTTCCGATGTCACCGGTTATAGAAATAGTTCCTGTGCCGTTTATGGTCTGTGAATTAAGATCCAGGTTGCCTCCCAGTTGTGGAGTTGTGTCATCTACGATATCCTGTAGTGCCGATGCTGTGACCGTTAGTGTGTCGCCTGAAACCGCTGTTGTTATACCTGTTCCGCCCGCTATCTTGAAAGTCTCGTTAAGGCTGACCGCTGTTCCCGTCGAGTCATCGCCAACGAAGGTGATGTTGCCCGACGAACTCTCTGTGCCCAGTTCGAATCTACCGTTACCGGTGTTGTATTTTAAGATCTGATCCGCTGTGGGCGAATCGATGTTGAACATATCAATTATAGAATTAACATTGTCTACATTCTGTTTGATGTCCGCCCTCGCCAATCTCGGTGAGTCCGAACCAGAATCTAGATTTGCTGTTGATGCCTTAGAAGCACTTGGCCAAGTCGCCATTATTTGATCTCCTTGTTTTTATCGTATTTAATCAATACCGAATCGTTCATATGTTTAACTAAAATCCTTCGCACAACTTCCGTAGTAGTTGGTGCCATCGTTGAATATGGTCACTATGTCTATGTCACCGTTGCCGGTTGATAGTGTAGGAGCACCGCCGGCGAATTTAACCGCGGTGGAAGTGTCTGTTCCGAATGTGGCGGTCCTAGAACCGGTTCCGTCCTGTGTGATTATCAGTGTGACTGATTGTCCGGTGCCTAGGTTCGTTATAACGAATCCGGTGTTAGTGCCTAGTGTCACGGTGTGGACCGGTGCTAGTCCGCAATCCACGGTTATCGTAGATGAACTGGTCAGTGTGTTGATCTCTTCCCTGTATCTCTCCAGTGAGCCCACCCTTGACTTGGCAGTGTCATTGGCTGAATAAAATGCGTATTGATTCGTGGCCTCGGTGTCCGTGTCGAAGTAGAAACCGTAGTTGTTGGTCAGGGTCAGTGCCGTGCTGGCATAATCCGAGTGGCCCCCAGCATAGAATCCATAGTAGTCCGTCAGGGTCAGGGCACCCGTGGTGCCGTTGTTGTTGTAGTGCTCAACACCTATGCTCTTGAAGGCCATATGGTCAGTGATCGTGATGGGATCCGAACCAATGCCCACATCAAGATATGAGCCCATACCAGTGGTGCCTGTGATGGTGATCTCCCCTGTGCTGGATGGATAAATGCTTAGACCGTAGTTCCCACCTGATGCGTTGCCTAGCGTGGCATCAGTGGCTGATGAGTTGTCAATAATTGCCTGTCCCTCGAAGGCCATTGGACCCCTGCTACGATACATTGAACTGGTGGATGTTGAACTAGATCCGTTTAGGTCAAGTTTGTTAACTGCTAAATTCCTCCAACGGTCATTGCTGTTGCTACTGTTCTGCGATGCCGTCAATTTGTTGTTCTGGATTAGTATATTGGCGTAGTGCCTATTACCATCCCCGACGGTGTCAGACAAATTCTCGAAATACATTATGTTCGCGTTGTTGTATCTGCTGGAAGTGGTGTAGTTTGAAAAGTCTCCACCCGCACTCTTGATCTGTATCTGTCCAGTGCCGTTGGCCTCTAGGTTGAAGTTGTCGTTTGATCTCGTGGTTGTGATCTTGTTGTCGTCTATCGTGATCGCGTCGTTGGCTATGCTTGTGGTTGCGGTCATCGCACCAGTGATGGCCAGTGTGCTTCCGTCGAATGTTAGGTTGGCCTCACCATCCAGTTCCGTGGTTGTTGAACCTATCGAAACGAGTCTGTTCTCTGCCTGGTTGTTGATCGTGGCTCCGCCCGCACTTGTGTTGTAGGACAGGCCCGTCCAGGCCGTTGTGCCATCACCCACTTTGAATTTCGTTGTGTCTGTCTCGTATCCCAGTTCACCCGCCGCCAGGGTTGGATTGTTACTCGTCCAGTCCGCGGCTGTGTCTCGTCTTAATTGTATTTGTGTTGGCATTAGGTTGCGTCTCCTCCGTCTATCGCCGTTATCCCACCATAGGTTGATTCTGCGGTTCCACCATCAATATTTATTGAAGCGTCCACGGCGGCGAACGATAACACCCCCGCACCGTTAGTGACGAGTGCCTGTCCGGCGGTTCCGTCTGTTGTTGGCATAACCAATCCGTTTATCGTCACCGAACCAGTGCCGTTACCGGTAAGCACAAGGTCGTCGTTGGATTGTAGAGTGGTTATCTCGTTCTGGAAGAACTTTAACCTAGAGCCAATCTCCGTCCACTTGCCTCCCTTATGGTTAATCTGTATCTCACCATCGTTGTCATCGGTCAACACTATAGAGTTGTGTGTGCCCGTAGTTGGATCATTGGTGTCAGGTCCGTTCCTTATGTAGAAATCACCGTTGCCGCCCCGGCAGTCTAGGAAAGAATTTATGTTGTTGTTCAGGCTCACATATTTGCCTTCTAGCCTTATCTGTGAGTAGTCCTGCGATTGATCCGAGCCGCTCCTTAAAGTCAATACCGGCGGGTTTAGCGTCTGCGATCCCACGGTCCTAATTAGATTTCCTGTTGCCGTTATCTGTATGTAGGAGTTGGCATCCGTCCTACCGAAGTTTACCGCGTTGTTGGGAAAGTTCACATTACCGTTCCCACGACCCGATATGTGGACCTCGATGTCAGAAGCGATGTTGCTAGGGACTAGGAATGTGTCATAGGCGTATCCGTTATAACCGCTTGTGACTTCTAGGTCTCCCAGTGAATCTCCTCCACCGGTCGAGTTGATCGTTATAGATCCGTCTGAATTAGTAGCGGTCGTTACATTTTCACCGCCCTGTATGTAGAGTGTGCCCCCTGCGGCGATGTCTATGGTCGCTGAATCGTCGCCAACTACGCCGAAGGACTGGTCCCTGAGTTCTAGGAAGTTTGAATCCAGTTCGCTCGTGGTAAGACCGCTACCTTTCGGTAACTGATCCGTCGTCGCCGTCGATGTAGAAATTGCTCTTGTTGAAAGTGTGGCTCGCTTCGGCATCCTAACTCCTGTGATTAGTGTTATTTACTCGGAGTAGCGGGTTCTTGTGCCTTTTGTTTCTTTTTTAGACGATTACGCCGTCGGGTCTCTGTTATCCGTCGCTGTTTCTCGATGGCTGGTGCGTTCACGGCGTCTAGGAGTTGCCGCACATAAAGATGTTGCTGTCTCTTTCTCTCCTCTGGTGTCATTTCTTCTTCTTTCCGCCCCTTGACCAGGTTATTCCTCTCTCCTTGCTACCCAGTCCCTTGGGTTTACGCCTGTGACGACCTTTAGTCGGTCTAGTCATCGCTTCGCGTCGTGTCATCAGTCGCACATTCCAGATGTGCCAGCCCTTGCGGGTGTCCTCGCGTGCCAGATTATAGGCATCCATATCTCGCTCCCACTCACCGGGTGCGGTCTTGTAAAGATCTAAGTAGTCCTCCCAGTTTATCGTCCAGGCCTGTCGCCAGAATTTCGCCTGTGCCCGCATACGATTGAATCGCACACGCAGTCGCCTCACTTCGGGATCCGGTCCGGTCAACCAGTATTCGGGTCCGCTGTTCCAGAGTTGTGTGGGATGATCTCGTAGCCACTGCTTCTGCCTGCGACTGGCCTTGCGCCTACGCTCCGGTGTCCAGCCGGCCTCGATCCCTTTCTTTCCCTTGTTCCAACTCATACTACTTCGTGATCTCGAACAGGTCCGTCTTGGGATCCGACTTCGGTAACTTGCTCACGCCGGTGTCCGGGTCGAAGATGTTGGTGATCACCGGTGCCACGCCGTTTATGTCCGCGTTTATGAGTCCGGTCTTGCGGTTCTTCATCCGCACGCCCGCCGGGAACTCCACCCCTATGTGACAGGGCTTATGCCGATGATATGCGGCCAGCAGTTCCGTCCACAGCGCGGAGTTCTCCGCGGTGGGATCCACATAGGTGTATTCGCGATCACCGTTCTCGTTGGTGAACACGACCTCCGCTATGCGATGTCCGTAGGGCTTGTCCGGTTTGCGTTCGTTGGGTTGTGCTATCGTGGTCCTCACAGATGTGAGCACCGCTATGTGTTTAGTGTTTGCCATACCTTATTATACTACAGGATCGGGATCCTGTCTACCTTTCTTGTGTTGCCTGTGACGGCTCATATTGCCCAGTCGGGGTCGCACCTCACAGTTGTCAAGACGCCAGGCGGCGTCTATGTTCTTTCGCGTTAAAATTAAATTCTCGTATGATCGCCCGCGCTGACGCCAACGCTGTATCGTCCAGAGTTCGCACCAGTCCCCCTCGGTGAGCAGGAACCGTTCGCCACGGTATCGGGCCTGAGCCCGGGCTCGCAACCAGGCCAATCTACGGGCCCGTAGTTCCGGATCCGGTCCTGACTTCCATAGGTGCGGTCTAGTGTTGTCCATAGCGTAGCGGAAGTCCACCGCTATAAGAGCACGCCACACTTATAAAATGGCGGCGATGAACTTCCGTTGTATTTATAACTTGTTATCGCGACGGTGCTAGAAATGGGTCAGTATGAGTTCGGTGAGTTCTATGGCGACTATTATGGCGAGTTCGATGGCGAGTATGGTGTGATATATGTGCCAGAGCAGGGGTCTTGAATCCTTCTTCTTCATATTGTGAGTATAACACAGGCGGTGGATCAGGTCTACCGAAATCTACGGATATTTTTATAACGCTATAAGGGCCGTGCCTCCGGCTAAAGGACGGGGACGACCTTACCTACCTTCTGTAGTGGGGATCACACCAGTGCTCCTTAGGTGTGAACGGATGAACATTCTCGCAGGGCCATTCCGTAGGCGTCGAACAGCCCCCTAGGGCGAGTAATAACAGAAGGATACAAAATACTCGCCCCGGGTTCATACTAGATCTTCAGTTCCGATCTAATCTGTTCTATCGATAACCTTTCTAGGTATCGTAATAGTTCCACCTTATTCATCTCTGGTAAGGCTTTATGATTACGACTGGCTTGATACTCGGCTATCTGATAGATCGTTAACGCTAGGTCGTCTAGGATAAGACCGTCGTCGTTATCTTCTACCGCCTTCTTAAGGGTCTGGTTTATCCTAGGCGATACGAAGTATAACTCCGAGCCTAGTCGTATATAGGCCCTAGTGATGGCGGCTACCACATCCGGGGTATCTCCCTTCGGACCCTCTGAATCGTAGCCGGGTTGGTAGAGTTCCCCTACCGTCCTATCCATCATATAGAATAGATCGGCTAGACCGTAGCAGTGACCGCCCGGGCCGTTCCAGCCCCCTTCGTCCCTACCGTAGTCGCTTAACTCTCGATTGATGATTCCGTCCGCGTCCCATTCCTTTTGTTCTTCGGCCTCGAACTCACCGCTCTTGATGTCTTTCCGTAGGTTCTCCATTACCA